TTTTTGAAAGACCAAAAACCAGCCTATAAATTTGGCTGGACTGAGTGCGAGAAGGGGATTAATCACAAACAGATTTCAACTCTAAAAGAAGTTCAAGCTGACTATGACTATGGTTACGGTGCTTGCTGGGCAAACACAGAATCATTGAGCAATGGAGTATTCAATTAATGATAACAATTGACGCATTTGAATTGCTCGTAGGCACAGCTCTCTTATTCCAAGTGTGGTTATGGTGGGTTATATTTAATGATTAAAAGAAGGAGTAACAAATGAAAGATAAAACTGTATTTGAAACACTATCAACAATTGATGTTAGTGGATTCACTAAAGAACTAAAGACTAATTACAGCTCATTGTCTTATTTATCATGGGCAGACGCTTGGAAAAACTTAAAAATAACATACCCAAACGCAAGCTTTAAGATTATCAAAGATAGTGATACCAACCTACCTTATGTTGGTTCTGATATTGGCGCAATGGTGTTTACTGAAATGTCTATTGAGGGCGTTACACATGAAATGTGGCTACCAGTCATGGACAATAATAATCAAGCCATGAAGAAAGTAGCTTACAAGTACAAGGTAAAAAATGGAGAGCGAGAAGTTAAAGCCATGACAATGTTTGATGTTAATACTGCTCTAATGCGTTGCCTGACCAAAAATATGGCGATGTTTGGACTTGGACTCAACATTTATACTGGAGAAGATTTACCTTTGACTCACGAAGACTTTTTAAGTGAAGAAGAATTAAAAGTTAAAGCTAAAGCTGACGCTAAGACTAAGGCTAAAGACGAAGCTAAGGCATTAAAAGAAGCCAAAGCCAGCGCTAAAGAACAAGACCTTATTAATGAATATGTACATAAGATTGACGTTAATTGCGCGCGCGAAGAAGCTGGTGAAGTTCACACGCTCATAGGCGAACTTGATAAATCAATAAAAGCTGGTGTGTGGAGTGGAGTTAGCGAAATGTCAAAAGTTTATATTAAGTCAGACAATTATATAAATGCAACAACAGAAGAACTGGTGGCGTAATGGAAACTAAAAGATGCAAGCTATTTGAAGCTAAAAAATACGTTAAACGCTATGAGACCAAGTTAGGTATTAACACAATGTCAAAAACAGCAAAAGACATATACTCTTTTGTGGCTCACGAAAATGAAACCACGATAGCGAAGATCAATCGGCATCCATTTTTCGTTGAAGACATTTCACTGTCAACTATAAAACGTGCGGTAGAGGAATTAAGTTGCAATGATTTTATTAAATTTACACGCTCTCCGCGAGATACGCGTGAGCGACTAATTACTATTAAGGGGTAAACGATGGACGAGAATGAAATAATTACAGAAAGCATAATAATTCAAGCTGAAAACTTGTCTGAAAAATACACTTTGGCTTGCATAATGCTACGTGATATGCTCGAATCTTCTGAGATTGACGATAGTATAAAGTTAGCAACGCCCTCTGATATTGACCAGTTTTTTACCGACATGATAAAGAATGGTGAATCGTTTGTTAGCCATGTTGAAAAATTTGAAGTGGAATCAGGGTCAACGGAGATACACTAATGCACGTATTTGACTTAACCCAACAAGCAAAAGCTATTTTAGAGTTGGAAGACATGGATGAGCAAACCGTTAAGGACACACTTGAGGGTTTGGGTTTACATGATAAGTTTGCCAGTTACTCAGCAGTTATAAAAACCATGAATGCTGATACTAACGCGATAGCTGACGCGATACGTCATCTTCAGGACAAGAAAAAGACCACCGAAAATAAGATTAATCGCTTGAAAGAAATAGCTTTATTCGCCATGCAAGAATTAGACATGGTGAAGGCAGGTAACGCTATTCACTCACTATCAGTTAGGAAAGGTATAAGCCTATCCAAGCTGGTGCTTGATGATGGAAGTAAGTACCCTCTTGAATTTATATCGCTAGTCGAAAAACATGACAACGCTGGACTAAAAAAGGCACTCAAGAATGGTATTGAATTTAAGGGTGTCCACCTAGAAGATGGTGCGCCAACTATTACTATTAAATAAAAAGAAGGGGAAATAACAATGGCAGGAATTAACAAAGTAATTTTAGTGGGTAACTTGGGTGCTAAACCTGAGCTTCGACAAGCAACTAATGGCAACGCAATTGCCAGCTTCACAATCGCAACTTCAGAAAGCTGGACTGACAAGACTACAGGACAAAAACAAGAAAAAACAGAATGGCACAGAGTTAGCTTATTTGGTAAATTAGCCGAGATTGCAGGTCAATACCTAGACAAAGGCTCTAAGGTTTATGTTGAAGGCAAACTCCAAACTCGTAAATGGCAAAACAAAGAAGGGCAAGATCAATACACCACCGAAGTAGTCTTATCAGGCTTCAATGGCGTTTTACAAATGCTCGATAGTCGTGGTGACAACCAACAAGCACCACAAGCACAACAAGCACCAAGAGAGAAAGCACCAGTACAAGGTGGTGGTGGATTTGATGATGACATACCATTCGCTCAAGCGCCTTCAGGTCATTGTTTTTAAGTGGGTATGCCAATTAAAATCTATTCCTTAGATAAGCCTTGGAAGCTTGAAGACGGTACGGTTATCACTTACCTAACTGCTGAACAGCTTTCAGCTTGGTCAGGTAATACAATTTCGACCAGCAGGTGTAGGCTTTGTCGAACGACTGACCCAAAGGTCTTGTTTAAACCAGCTAGGTTTAATTCAAAATCGCATGCAATAAAAACGCAAACATCTTTAGAAAAAAAACTCATGGGGCGTAGTGCTTACGACCCGATGTGGAAATTGCTAATGCAAAATATTTAGTAGCCATTTATAAGAGGATAAGATACAATATGTTACAACTAAAAACTATAAAGCAATTCTCACAAGAAAGTGGCTATTCAGAGAAATCTATAAGACACAAACTTGATAAGGGTGTGTGGGGTACTGGTATTAGATTCAAAGCACCTGACGGTAGGGTTTTAATAAGCACAGAAGGATTTGAAAGATGGGTACAAGGCACAG